ATGGCGTTCGTTATCGTTCTAGTGATGAACTAGTTGAGAAGTTTAAAGATAAGTTTCTTGGCCAAATCGGTATGAGAATTATGCAACGCCCTCAAGGCAAGGCAGTATTCAATGATGAAGATGGTTCTTTTAGTAAAGAAAAACTAGATGAGCATATGAACAAAATGTTTATAGAGAATGTCTGGTGTTTTGGGCCTGAATCAGATTTGTTTAAGAATTCAAGAGTATCAACACTAGATGATTTTTTCTAAATATTGCTTGACAAAGCTAACTAAAGAGAGTATAATACCATTATGTTAACCGTACAAACAAGACTAAAATCAGAACCAGATTCAGAGTGGCAGTTCCATGAACTTTCACTAGATAAATTCCCAGGCGGATTTCAAAGAGAATCAGAATGGGCTGTAAAATACAAAAGAAGAAACACAGACCCTCAACATAAACACGAATATAAAGTGGAGCTAAAAACATGAGTGATTTTTTAAAAGATATAATAAGAGAAACAGGTAACGAATATGCAAGTCTAGTATCAGAAGGTTCAACAGGCGATGTGAACGATTTCATTGATACAGGTTCATATATTTTCAATGCATTACTTGGCGGCAGTATTCACAGAGGATTGCCATCAAATAAGATAACTGCTATTGCAGGTGAAAGTGCAACAGGTAAAACATTCTTTGTACTAGGCATGGTTAAGAGTTTCTTAGATAAGAATCCAGACGCTGGTGTTATCTTCTTTGAAAGTGAATCTGCTATTACAAAAGAACTGATTGAAGAACGAGATATTGATAGTAAGCGTATGGTCGTAATGCCTGTAACTACTGTTCAAGAATTCAGACATCAGGCGATTACTGTATTAGACAAATACATTGAACAAAAAGAATCAGAAAGAAAACCAATACTACTTGTGTTAGATTCTCTAGGTATGTTATCAACTACTAAAGAGATGGAAGATACACAAGCTGGTAAAGAAACAAAAGATATGACAAGGGCACAAATTGTAAAAGCCGCCTTTCGAGTACTCACCTTGAAGTTAGGGAAAGCATCAGTTCCCCTTATTATAACAAACCATACTTATGATGTGGTGGGCAGTATGTTCCCACAGAAAGAGATGGGTGGTGGGTCAGGATTGAAATATGCCGCTAGTAGCATTGTCTATCTTTCTAAACGCAAAGAAAAGAATGGCACCGAAGTAATCGGTAACATCATTCATTGCAAGAACCACAAGTCAAGATTGACCAAAGAAAACAAAATGGTTGATGTTCGATTGACTTATGATAAAGGTTTAGATAGACACTATGGTTTATTAGAACTGGCATTGAAATATGGGATATTCAAATCAGTTTCTACAAGAGTTGAGTTGCCAGATGGCACTAAGACTTTTGGTAAGACTATAAATAATAATCCTGAGAAGTTTTATACACCAGAAATACTAGAACAACTAGACGCCGTTTGTGCAAAAGAATTTAAGTACGGAGACCACATTGAAGAAGTTCAAGATACCGAAGATACCGCCGACACATAAGACCACAAATCCAAAACACAATGATGATTATGTTTTTGTAGAGAAACCCGGAGAGGACTTTACAGGACTTAAACTCATTAACGGTCCGTTTGCAAGTATTGTTTACAAATACGGCAATGTAGGATTTAGACCTGAGTCAGAAGCAGTTGACGGTGCGTTGCCGATGGTGTTTGATTATACAGTTATAGAAAACAAAATAGAAGCAGACACCGACAGTCAAGAATTTATCAATCATATTGGCGATGTCTTAGTCGTTTTGTTAGAGGAACAAATGAAAGAAAAGAATGAATCTGCTTGACTTTAAATGATAACTAATGTATAATATAACATTAACATAAGAGAATATACTTGATGGAAAGAATTGAAACGACAGCGATTAGAAATCTAATCCATAACGAAGAATATTGTCGAAAGGTTTTGCCTTTTATTAAAGAAGAATACTTCACAGATAGATTAGAGAAACTTATATTCACACAAATATATGAGTTCGTAAATAAGTATAACAATCTTCCAACGAAAGAATCTTTGTCGATTGAGATGAACTCAAACAAAAGTGTGAGCGAAGATGAATACAAAAGAATGAATGAAATCATTTCATCTTTAAATCCAGAACCGATTAACTTAGATTGGCTTGTTGAAACAACAGAAGTCTGGTGTAAAGACCGTGCTATTCATAATGCAATTCTAGGCGGTATTCAAATACTTGATGGCAAAGATAAAGACCATACTCCAGAATATCTTCCTGAAATGTTGTCAGAGGCATTATCAGTTTCATTTGACCAGAAAGTCGGGCATGATTATTTGCTTGAGTCAAAAGAACGATATGATTATTACAATAGAAAAGAAGAACGACTCGAACTCGATTTAGATTTCTTCAACAAGATTACAAGAGGTGGTATTCCATCTAAGACATTGAACATCTGCCTTGCAGGTACCGGTGTCGGTAAGACCATGTTTATGACTCACCTGGCTGCAACAACATTGTTACAAGGCAAGAATGTATTGTACATCACAATGGAAATGGCAGAAGAAAGAATCGCTGAAAGAATTGATGCGAATCTATTGAATGTCGGTATGAGTGATTTAGAAGAATTACCTTATAAGATGTATGAATCGAAGATAAATAAGTTACAGAATAAAACAACTGGTCAATTAATTATTAAAGAATATCCGACTGCAACTGCACACATAGGTCATTTCAAAAATCTATTGAGTGAACTTGCATTGAAGAAGTCATTCAAGCCAGATATAGTTTTCATAGATTATTTAAATATATGTGCCTCGTCAAGATTCAAGGCAGGTTCAAATGTTAATTCATACACATATATAAAGGCGATTGCTGAAGAACTTAGAGGCATGGCAGTCGAACATGATATTCCAATATTCTCTGCAACACAAACAACTCGAAGTGGTTTTGTAAGTAGTGATGTTGGTCTTGAAGATACTTCAGAATCATTTGGGTTGCCAGCAACGGCAGACTTTATGTTTGCATTAATTTCATCTGAAGAACTTGAAGAAAAGAATCAGATAATGGTTAAACAATTGAAAAACAGATACAACGACCCAACGATAAATCGAAAGTTTATCATTGGCGTTGACAGAAACAAGATGCGTTTGTATGATGTAGAACAACATGCACAGACAGACCTTGTAGGTAGTGGTCAACCTGACACAACAATGGCGAGTAAATTCACACAGAAACTTGGTGAGTACTCAGACTTTAAAATATAACAAAGGAGAAACAAATGGCAATAACAATCAATGATGTAGAGTATGAAGAAGCAGACCTTGACAACAATGTTAAGAACTCAATCGTACAAGTGCAAAATGCAAACAAAATGATTGCAGCACTTCAAGGTGATTTATTAAATCAACAAATCATTGCACAACACCACAGTAAGTTTATTCAAGATAACTTACCTGAAGCTGAAGCCGCAGAAGCAACTGTTGAAGATGCTGATGTAGTAGCAGATGAGTAAAAGTGGTCAAGGCGAAAGATTCAATGAAATCTTAGATGTAATTAAAAAGTTACATGACGACAAACGCCACGACTATGGTAATGACGATATATTCGCCAACTTCAGATTGTCTGAACTGGCGGGTATATCACCCTGGAAAGGTTCTGTTATTCGTATGGGCGATAAGTATGCTCGTATAAGTAACTTCATTAAGAAAGGCGACTTTAAGTTCAAAGAAGAAAGTATCAAAGACACCTTAATGGACATGGCAATATACAGTTTGATTACGATTATATTGTATGAAGAAGAAATGTTCAACGACCATCTAAAACAATTTGAAGAAGGCATGAAAGAAAATGAGTGATGAAGAAGATGAGAGTAAAATTGTAATAACAAATCCAGAAACAAAAGAAAAATACGAATTTGATACTGGCATTCTTGAAGGCGGTGATTGGACTGGAATGAGTCAAAACGCCGATAATATTTTTACATCAGAAGAACTCAAGAATTACCACGAGTTTGCCGTGAAAGGTCCAAGTAGCGCATACAAAGACCAGAAAGATTTAGGTCCTGAAATAAAAGACTTTTGGATTCAAGAGATTTGGGATAGAGTTAATCCTGGCATTAAGATACTATCGCACAGTATTAATAGCAATAATGATTCTTCATGGTTACCTAAATGGCAAATCAATTCTTGGACTGGCAACGAGTATACAGTTATCGTGTATCTAACTCCTGATATGCAACCAGAAGATGGCGGTGCATTAGAACTATGGACGCCAAACCTAAATGATAAAATGAAAGCAATGGCATGTAATACTCTTTACACCTTTGATGCCGAACAAGAATACAATCAAGACATCCTTTATTCATTTTGGCCAATGCCTGGTCGACAGGTAGTTTTTGATTCAAGAATTCCTTATATCGCAAGACCAGTTAATGGCGATAAGACTTGTGTGTCGATAGTATTTAAAGGAACATCAAAAGATTATGCACCCGAATCAACAGCCGCTGATGAAATAGAATTCACAGAAGTGGAATAAAGCTTGACATTCTCTCCGTAGTG